ATGGGAATGGTCTCAGAAGGCTACGTTGTAAATCATTATCTAACAGATACTGACGCTTTCTTCATCAAAACTGATGTTCCTAACGGGTTAAAACACTTTGTTAGAACTCCTGTATCTACTAGTATGGAAGGCGACTTCGAAACTGGTAACGTAAGATACAAGGCGAGAGAACGTTACAGCTTTGGTTGGAGTGACTGGAGAGGTATCTTCGGTTCACCAGGAGCCTAATTCATTAACGTGAATTCATTAAAGGGGAACTTCGGTTCCCCTTTTCTTTTTGTAGGCATTCATATACAATCAAAAGACTAGGATTTATTAACTTGTTCTACAGACTGACCTAGCAGACAAGCCGAGACAGTAGAACTTATTTCCACGGAGGAAATTATGGCAAAATCAACCTTTTCGGGTCCTGTACAATCATTGGCAGGATTTATATCAGCAGGTAATGCTAACGTTGTTAGTTTAACTGCAGACACATCCCTGACAGTGGCTTCTCACGCAGGAAAAATATTAACTTGTAACGACGCAGATGGTAAATTTACTTTACCCACTATCGTAGCTACTGCTCCAGGAAGAGACGATGATCCTAATCAAACAAATAATTTAGGTGCATCATTCTTTTTCGTAGTAGAGACTGCTGCAACTGATATGGACATCTTAACAGATGGCACAGATAAGTTTGTAGGTGGACTTTACACTGGTGTAACAGACGCAACAGGTAAAACTTTTATTTCTGGTGCATCTAACGATGTTATCACTATGAATGGTTCTACTAAAGGTGGACTTGCAGGTAGTATCGTTAAAGTTACTGCTATGGCAAGTGCTAAATATGCAGTAGAAGGAATTATTTTAGGGTCAGGAACTTTAGTTACACCATTTGCTGACGCTTAATCTTAATATAGGAGATTAATATGAGTTCATCAGATGTAAAAGCGACCAAAGCTTTAACTGCAACAGGACAATTACAAGGATTTATTGGTTCTGGTGCGGGTGTTGCTACTAATTTAGGTCCAATAAGAATTCAGTCTGTTCAAGCACAAGCAAGTGCTGCAGATGGTTCTATAAAAATCTATGACGGAACGGGTGCAAGTGGAACTAAGTTACTTATTGAATTTAAGTTCGGTTCAGCAGCAAATGAGTCTTTTGACCATTATTTGCCTAACGACGGAGTAAAATTTGATACAGGGGCTTATGTTGTGTTGTCTAATTGCGACTTTTTTGTAGCATACTACAACTAACATGGCAACCTCGGGAACTCGTGCATTTAGTTTAGATGTAGCGACCGCAATCGAAGAGGCGTACGAACTTGCAGGATTAGAAGCTCGTACGTCATACGATGCTGTTACAGCACGTCGTTCTATGAATATTATGTTTGCCGATTGGTCAAACAGAGGTATTCAAATGTGGGAAGTAGCCAAAGAGGAGCTAACTCTTACAGAAGGAACTAATGAGTATACGATTAACTCGTATGATATCGATGTTTTAGACGCTTATGTAGAACGAACAGTTAATACTGTAGTTACTGATTATCCCTTAGACAGAATAGATCGGAATGAGTATATAAGTATTCCCAACAAGGCTACTAAATCACGTTCTACAGAATTTTGGTTAGAACGTAAAAAGTCTCCTGTTATTCATCTTTATCCAACGCCCGAGAATTCAACGGACAAACTCATTTACTATGTATGGCGTACTATAGAGGATGCTGCGGCTTCTCTTAACGATGTAGATATACCTACACGATTTATGCCTTGCTTAGTATCAGGTTTAGCTTATTATCTTTGTATAAAGAAAAATGTTCAGAAACTTCCTGTCATACAGGATTTATATGAGAGAGATTTAGCTAACGCTTTACGTTATGACGAAGACCGTTCTAATATTAGATTAGTTCCTAAACAAGAGTATATCTAATGGCTTATGCTTCAGGAAAATATGCTTACTTTATCTGCGATACTTGCGGATTTAGATATCCATATAAAGAAGCACGAGGAACTTGGGAAAACAATAGAGTTTGTCATGAGTGTTACGAACCTAAACATCCACAACTAGACCCACCAAGTATAGGAGCAGACGCAGAACTTCTTTGGAGACCTAGACCTGACGTTCCGTTACCTCAAGCAGGTTTGGGTGTTGTTACTACAATAGATCCTTCAACAGCGGTTATAAATAGTACAACAAGCCCTAGTGGAACTAGAACAATGACTGTTACCGATGATCCTATAGGTAGTGTATTTGAAGGAGAGTTTGGAACAGGTGAAGTAGGTACTTTAGAAGCAGGTGGAGACTAATGGCAGGATTTACATACGCAACATTAAAAACAGCGATACAAGATTATTTAGATAATACAGAAACTACTTTTGTTAATAATTTAGATACTTTTATACAAACAACAGAAGAAAGAATTTTAAAAGGAGTACAACTTCCTGTTTTTCGTAAAAACGTTACAGGTAGAGCTACGCAAGGTAATACTTATTTAGCAACGCCTTCAGACTTTTTATCACCTTTTAGCTTAGCTTTAATTGATAGTTCAGGTAATTATAGTTATTTATTATTAAAACACGTTTCCTGGATTAGAGACTATACTCCCTCAGCAGCTACAGAAGGATTGCCTTTATATTATTCTCAGTTTGATGACGATACTTTTTTATTAGCTCCTACTCCTAACGCTACATTAGATTTCGAACTTCATTACAACTATAGACCTAATTCTTTAACAACTGTTGGAAACGATAATCAAACATGGCTTTCTGATAATGCCCCTAACGCTATGTTATATGGGGCTTTAGTAGAAGGTGCAGTATTTATGAAAGAATCTCCTGAAACTATTATGTTATATGAACAAAAATTTCAAGAAGCTTTAGCTTTATTAAAAGTTCTTGGTGAATATAAAGATGTTAGAGATGAAGCAAGAAATGATCAACTTAAAATACAACCACAAGCATGAAGGAATTAGAAGGTAAAAATGTTGCAATCGTTGCTATGGGGCAAAGCCAAATAGATTTTCACCTTTCGCAAACACATAGTGTAGAGTTTGATGAAGTTTGGGCTATAAACGCAATGATCGGTGTTTTACCTGATATTGATAAAGCTTTTATATTAGACCCGATGAGTCGGTTTTTAGATACCGAAGATGCAGGAAATATGACTGCCATGATGAGAAAGAAATTACCTAAATGTAATTTTCCTATCTATACCTGTGAGTTAGACGATAGAGTTCCTGCCGCAGTTGAATACCCCATAGAACTTGTTGTACATGATTTAGGTTGTTCTTATTTTAATAATACTATTCCTTACGCTATAGCTTTTGCTTTATGGAGTAAGGTTGGTAAAATTTCATTATTTGGAATAGATTTTACGTATAAAAGTAATATGCATTTTGCAGAAGCAGGTAGATCATGCACTGAGTTTTGGCTATCTAAATGTATTGATGCAGGAATGCATGTAGAAATTGCTCCTAGGTCAACCTTATTAGATATGGATATTCCTTTACATGAGAAACTATACGGTTATCATAGACTTGATGATCCTAAGATTGTTTACCAAGATGGTAAAGACATGAGTGTTTGTAAACTATCTGAAGTACAGATGGAACCAGAAAACAAACCTGTAGGGATTATTAATAGACATGATTTAAAAGAATTAAATCCTGTAGAACCGAAAGAGTATTAATATGTTTTCTTTAAGATCAGATTTAGAAGTAGGTAGTTTAGGCGTAACCACCACAGATAACAGAGGACTTAGTGTCGATGAAGTTTCTGAAATGGCGGTTAATAAAATAATTTCTGTGAGCGATACAGCTCCTGCACCCATAAGGGCACAAGCTCATGCATTTAGAGATGCGTGTAAAAATATAGTTAGCTATTATATGCAAGAGGCGATAAAAAACCATATGTGTACAATAGGTAATCAATTAGAACAGCAAGGTCAAAAAGACTTAGCTAATATTATCAGGAGACTATAATGGCAATAACACAAGCAATGTGTACAAGCTTTAAAAAAGAACTATTAGAAGGGAAACATAATTTTCTTGCTTCTGGTGGTAATTCTTTCAAACTAGCTTTATACACAAGTTCAGCAACAATGACTGCGGCTACTACAGCTTACAGCACAAGTCAAGAGGCATCAGGGACCAATTACACTGCAGGTGGAGCAGCGTTAACCAACATTAATCCAACATCTTCAGGAACAACAGCGTTTACTGACTTTGCTGACTTAACTTTTGGTACAGCTACGGTTACTGCAAGAGGGTGTATGATTTATAATGATACACAATCAGGTGATCCAGCAGTTGCTGTGTTTGATTTTGGAGGAGATAAAACATCTACAGCAGGTAGTTTTACTATAACATTTCCAACAGCAGACGCATCTAACGCAATTATCAGAATAGCCTAAATTAGCTTATGGCTAGTATTGCTGGCTGGGGCAGAGCCACTTGGGGCGAAGGACCCTTTGGTGAACCTGCACCTGTTGCTCTTACAGGAGTTGCAGGTACTTCTGCGTTAGGCTCAGAAACAGTCACAGGTGATGCAAATATTACCGAAACAGGACTAGCAGCTACTTCTGCTTTAGGTTCTGTTACAGGTAAAGGTTCTGCAATAGTTGCGGAAACAGGGGTTGCGGCTACAGGAGCGGTAGGAACAGCTACTGCTACAGGTGTTGCTCTTACAGGAGTTACTGGTTTAGCAGGTACTTCTGCATTGGGTACTGAAACTGCTACAGGTACAGCAGAAGTTGATATAACAGGTGTTGCTGTAAGTGGTGATTTAGGTAATGAAACCGTAACAGGGGTTGCTAACGTATCTCTTACTGGTTTAGCAGGTACTTCTGCACTAGCTAGTGTATCAACAATCACCGATAACCGATTCGGTATTGCAGGACTTAGTGCAACGTCGGCATTAGGTGATTTAGCAGAAGTAACAGGAGGAGCTACTGTGGGTTTAACGTCACTTATAGCAACAGGCGAACTTAATTTAGTTCTTGTTTGGGGTGAAGTAGTTCCAGGAGTAACGACTAATTGGCAAGAAGTAGCTTAACATTTTGATAAAAACCATATACAATCAAGAAAGTACGGAGATATAAAACATGGCAAGTACATATGTAAATAACCTAAGACTCAATGAAATGGGAACTGGTGACGCCAGTGGAACTTGGGGAACAACAACGAACACTAACCTCGAACTTATCGGGGAAGCTTTAGGTTACGGTACTGAAGCTATAACAACCAACGCAGATACACACACAACGACAGTAGCAGACGGAAGTTCTGATGCAGGTCGTGCAATGTTTCTTAAATATACAGGAACATTAGATTCTGCTTGTACTATAACTATTGGACCAAACACTATGAAAAGGGTTCAGTTTATAGAAAACGGAACAAGCGGGTCTCAAAATATTATTATTTCTCAAGGTTCAGGTGCAAACATAACCATACCTGCTGGAGATACTAAAGCAGTTTATTTAGATGGTGCTGGTTCAGGTGCAGCAGTTGTTGACGCTTTTGCTAGTCTTAATGTAGTTGATTTAAAAGTACAAGACGATCTCACAGTTACGGATGATCTTATAGTTAATGGTGATATAGACCTTGAAGGAGCTATTGATGTTAATGGCACAGCTAACTTAGATGTTGTAGATATTGATGGTACTGTAAACATAGCGGCAGCAACTACTATAGCCACTGATAATAAAATACAGTTTAGAGATACAGCTATATATATTAATTCTAGTGCTGATGGACAGTTAGATTTAGTAGCTGATACAGAAATTCAGATAGCTGCAACTACTATTGACATTGATGGAGCAATAAACGCTAGTGGTGAAATTATCGCAGCATCGTTAGATATTTCTGGAGATGTGGATGTAGATGGCACATTAGAAACAGATGCTTTATCTATTGCAAGTACTACTATTACCGCAACAGCAGCAGAATTAAATTATACTGACGGAGTAACTTCCAACATACAAACCCAGCTTGATACAAAAGCAACAACAGGTAAAGCTATTGCTATGGCTTTAGTCTTCGGTTAAACTTAGGAGAATATTATGGCAAATCCAAATTTAGTAGCAGTAACTTCGATATACGGTAATAGTATAAATGGAGCTTTAACAACTACTACGACAGCTGATTTATTAACTTGTGCTAGTAATAAGTTATTAAAAGTAAACAGTATCATTATCGCGAATATTGATGGTACAAACTCGGCTACTGTAACAATGGGAATCATAAAAAGTGGTGGTTCTGTAGTTCTGTTTGCATCAACTATAGCTGTTCCAGCAGATGCAACTCTTGTCTTAATAGATAAAAACTCAAGTATTTATCTTGAAGAAGGAGACATTTTAGAAGGTGGTGCAAGTGCTAACTCAGACTTAACTTACACCATTAGTTATGAAGAACTAGATGACGCTTAAGGAGGTATTTA